GGGGCTCCCGGAGCCGCCTGCTGGGCCATAGCCGCCATAGCCTGCCTGAGCGTATCCTCGTCAGGTACGACATTGCCCGGAAGTCCAAGCTCGCCCGCGACAGAACGCAGTACCGCTGCGCGACCGGGAACGCCCATAATCTGCATGTCGATCGGATTGGCCGTGAGTTGCAAGAACTCCAGCTGCCTGAGCCGTTCCTGTTCGCGCTTCTGGGCGTACGTGACACCTTTGACGGCAATCTGCTCATCGCCTCGCAAAACACCCGGAATCGTGAGCATGACCATTTCGTAGAGCGTTTCGATCAACGGTTGAACTACGTCCCGGTCGATTGTCGCGGCGACGTTCTGCAGCGTCTTCGACGCATTGCCCATCAGCATCGCAAGACCGGATGCGGTGCGGCCAGCGCCACCTACGCGCTCATTGCCCATCATGTACCGTGGGATTGCAGAAGCTTCATCGCCCATCTGCGAAAACTTCTCGAGCACGGTAAGAAGAACGTCCGCGTTCGACTGTGGCTGGAAAAAGTCGATAGGCCTGAACCCGGCCGCAGAAAGCATCGGATCGATGCTCACGTGCCAACGCTTCCACGGGAAAAGGTCGTCAGTCTCACCGGGCTGCAAAACCTCGTCATTGACAATCACTTGCGGTCCTGAAGAGATTGCAAGGTTGTTGACGAGCGCCCGAAGCGCCGCGTTCGACACCGATTGAATGTCTTCCAGCAAGTCTGGAAGCGCGTTGCCCGACATGGAGCCGGGGACCTTCTCGAAGTTGGTCAGATAATACGGCGGGCGTTGGCGCGTGGAGGGGTTGATCTGAGCTTTAATGACGAACCGGTCAATCAACCATGCCTGAATACTGTACTCCTGCATGGGGTCTTGCACTTGCTCCGGCGACATACCCCAGTCGAGTAGAGTCTGCCCGCTAACAGACCCGTGGTATTCCGCAGTGTCAATCAGCTGAGTGCTTGTACGCGGCCACTGCTCGCGCTCTTCCATACGCGCGCGCTCAGCATCCGTTGCGTCCCACCATTCACGAAAACCGCTATCGCTGAAACGCGTAAGGATCTGGTCAATGGCCGCCGAATCGTAACCGGGTAGATTCTTCACTGCGATCAACTCGGCCCGAGTGAGGCGGATACGCTCTATGAACTCCGACTCCATAACATTGCTCGAACCGGGCGACCAGTAGAGATCGAACGGCGAGACACGGTACCAGAACATCTTAGGACGCTGGACCTTAGTCGCTACACCATTCACCCACCTCAGAGTTGACTGGTTGCGGACGACCGGGCCTTTAATGCACGCAAAGGGGAATATCGGAAGGTCTATCAAAAACTCAGCAAACGCTTCGTAGAAATTACCTTCTACCAGATAGTCATCAAGACGCTCGGTAGCACGTGCTGCCTCTTTCTCGGCTTGCTTCTTTGCAGCAGTCTCGGCATTTTGCCTGAGCATCGCGACACGATCAGCGATCATCTGCGGATCGACAGGCTGCCCCGACGCTTGGATCGTAGCGACCTCGACTTTCACAAGTTCCTGTATCGCAGTCTCGATATCATCGGGGACTGTCGGTACGGGAGTGGGTTCAAGTGCCCACGGCCGCTCCGCGTTCAGGTATATGTCGCGAAGAAGTGCAGTGGCAGAGCGGCATTTGCTTGCCGTCAAGCGAGAGTAGACCGAGCTGCCGCCAAATTTCTTGATCTCCGCCTCAACTGCCGGATCGTACCGGCCTTTGTAAGTGCGCAGAGCGTTAATAAGTCGCTCGCCAATACCTTCGGTATTCCGGAAGTTCTTCATCTCAGTCATCCGTGTACGGATGTGAGACGCAAGCTGCTTCATCTCCGGCTCTGGCTCTTGATCGCGCGCCTGTTGCGCCTGCGCATCAGCAGCATTCAACTGCGCAGGAGTAACGACCCGGATAAGGCCATTCCCTACAGATGTGGGGGATACGGGAAGTGCGCCCAAAAGACGGCCCTCAGTTGATCTGATACAAGTTTGGTGGTACAGAGCACCTGCTGTCAACTGTCTACACAGGAACGCCAAAAATGCCTGCCAAGAAAGCTGGCGCACTCGTCGACGCCAAGACTTCCACGCAGGTCGAGGTTCCGGGCACAGAAGTGCCGCTCGACCTTCTATCACTGCAGGGGCAGCTCGTCGCTGAGCTGGCTGCCGGCCTATCGGACGCCGCAACGATCCGTAAGCGGTACAACATCTCCGCAAAGCAGTGGGAAATGCTGCGGGAGAACCAGCTGTTCCGATCGATGCTTGCCGACGCACTTCGGAAGTGGCGCGGCGATACGAACGCGTCTCAGCGCATTACGCTCAAAGCCGAGATGGTGCTCGAAGACGCCATCCCTGCGTACGACAAAATCATCCACGACCCTGAGTCCGGCCCTGCAGCAAAAATCGAAGCAGGCAAGCTTCTGTCGGCACTTGCTGGACGCAATGCAAAAGAAAGTGCTCCGAGCGGGGCTGGAAGCGGATTCACGCTGAACATCAACATCGGCGACAAAAAGGGCGTCGTGATCGAAGGCAATTCGGTGTCGTCGAATGAGTAACGTTGTCTCCTACAATGCACCCCCGACAATCTCGCAATTCATGCTCGACGATGAGCACGAAGTTCGACTGATTCTCGGGCCGTATGGCTCTGGCAAAACAACTGGGTGCATCATGGAGCTTGCCCGTCGCATGTTGGAAGAATATCCAGATGCGAAAGGAGTTCGGCACACGCGTTTCGTAATCGTCCGTAACACTGCACAGCAGCTTCGTCAGACCATCCTCGAAGACATCCGCAAGTGGCTGCAGCCTGTGATGCAATACAAGGTCACAGACTCGACCATCGTGTTCGACTTCGTACACCCGACTCAAGGACGCATTCGCTCGGACTGGATGATGATCCCGCTCGACAAGCCAGAAGACCAGCAGCGCCTTCTGTCGCTGAACATCACTGGCGCATGGGTGTCGGAGTTCCGTGAAATCCCAATCTCCACAGTCGAAGCTCTGCTCGGACGCGTCGGCCGTTTCAGACCGCTTGGCGTCTCGAAAAACAAATGGTGCGGAATCATTGGCGAGTCTAACCCGCCAGACGAAGACAGCGATTGGTTCAAAAAGCTCGAGATCGAGAAACCGCGCAACTGGGCACTCTACAAACAACCCGGTGGCATGGACCCCAACGCGGAGAACCGTGAAAACCTCCGCGAGAACTACTACGAAAGCCTAATCGAAGCAAACAGTGCCGATTGGGTCGACGTTCACGTTCACGCAAAGTACGGGAAGTCACTCTCAGGACAAGCTGTATGGCGCGCAAGTTTCCGCCAAGATTTCCATGTGACCTACAACGACGTCAAGCCTATACCGGGACGTCCGTTGATGATTGGTCAAGACTTCGGCCGCACGCCAGCGTCACTGATCGCGCAGATCGACGCGCGTGGGCGTCTTGTAGTCTTCAGGGAGATCACGACAAAAGACTCCGGCATCGAACAGTTTGCGGTCAGCGACATCAAACCGACACTATTCGCGCACTTTCCGGGATTCTCGAACTTCATGATCGGAGACCCATCCGGAGCGTTCAAAAGTCAAATCTCGGAAGAAAGCGCGTTTGACGTTTTGAAGCGTCTTGGGTTCAAGATTTACCCTGCTCCGACCAACGACATTGATCCACGCCTTCGTGCGGTCGAGCAGCTCTTTCTTCGCCAGATCGACGGTGGGCCAGCAATTCTGATTTGTGGGCATGGATGTCCGCAACTTGTTCAAGCGCTCAAATTCAACTATCGCTACAGGCGCAAGAAAGATGGAAACCTCGAAGAAGGCCCGGAAAAGACCCACCCATGGTCAGATCTTGCCGATTGCCTGCAGTACCTTGCGCTTGGAATGACGAACAACTACATCGGCAAGAAACTCGAGCGCGCCACGGTGCAGAGGCGGCCGAAACCATCAGTAGTCGGATGGACCTAACGATAGTACTCTTCTATCCACGGGCATTTGCGCTTTGCAGACGGCGACCACGGGTCTGTATGCCCATTAAAAAATACGATACGCGCGTGTTTCGGTAGCATGTAATCGTACTGTCTCAAATCGCACCGATATGACAAAACGCCGTCAGCGCTCGTCCAGCGCGGTTCTCCGGGAAGGATATAACTGAGCCAAGCCTGATCAGATCCGTGATATCCAGCCCGCTGCGCAAGACGTGGCGACTCGATGGGGTCGAACTCAGTCCAGACTTTCGTGCGCGTACCTGAACGAAGAAGCCACATCGAGCCGTTGTACGGGGTAGTCCGAGAAGCATCGCCCCAGAACACTACATCTTCTGGACGATCCCACAACGGCGCACAATCACCTGTAATGACCGTATCCAAATCAAGTGACAAAAACCGATCGTTCCCGATGATCTCTACAGCTTCAAGCGAAAACAGCTTGAGCCGACGATAGCAGCTCGGATTGTAAATGCCATGCGGACTGTCTATATGCGCTAAGTCTTTCCAAAGCGGAATTACGCGCACAGCACTGTCCAAATCTTTCCAATTATCAGTAATGCAAATGAACTCATGCTCGCCCGCGTAGTTACGCGCAACCATGCGCTGTAGCGTATTTACATGGTCTGCACTGAATTGACTGCGGTATTGATGCCGTGGAGTCCATTTCCAGCAGATCACGCTAAGCTTCGCCACTAACTTCTTCCTTTATCTTGGGAAAGAAAATCTCTTCGTACTCAACGCGAATCGGATTTACCGAGCGCATGTCGCCAAGCGCGCGCTTGCGGTCGAACGCGGCACGGTATTTCTTTTGCCACTCGTCACGATCCAAGTCCCGTGTATCCGCATCCTCGATGACCGGCTCACCGTCGCGTTTCCGCCGTCCGTACCCGATAAGCACGACATCGTTCATATGCTCGACAGGCGCAACGATATTTAGCTGACGACGAAACTCGCCGTCGCCACCATAACCACCGCCATACCCGCCTGTAAGGTCGAGGTCGTATCCGTTTACCTGCCAGTATGCCGCGTGTTTCACGAGAAACGTATTCGGATGCACCTTGCGCTCGGTGTAATCTGGAGCAAACACACGCTCGAATGTGTAATGCCGTCCGGGGTCCAGCTTTTTCTCCAGCATCGTCAGCGCCATCTCAGGTGTCATGACGATGTCGATGTCGCTCATGAACAGCCACGGATTGTCGCCCTTTTGCCCCGCCTCGAACGCGCCAATGTTGCGACACTGATGCATGTTCCACGGCAGCCGTTTTTTAACGCGAAAAAGCTGCTTCCGAAGTTTGCAGTCTTTGAGAATGTCGAACGCAGGAGCCTTAGAGCTGCAGTCGTCAACGACGATAAGCTTGATCGCAGCGCGCAGCCGCCCCGCACACCGGTTCCAATTCTCGACCTGCAAGGCGAGCATGGTTGGGTTCTCGTAGTACGGATAAATCATGCACACCTGTGGCAGCGGTGTAAGCTCGATCTCGGTCATTTGGACGCCTCAGTGACGAACTGCTGGAATGTCAGGATGGGGAATGACTTGATCGCCGTGCGAGACGAGACGTTGAACACTTTTGTCCCCACCTGCTCGAACTGCCGCGCAACAGAGTCGAACTGCGCCGCCCATTCTGCATATTTTCCCGGTTTCGTAGCACCGTCCGCCCGTGCCCACGGATAGGGGTCGTGCCAGTACGGCTCTCCTTTAGGGCCTTTGCACATGTCGAAGCCAAACAAGAAAATCTTGTTGGGCCTGCGCTGATACGCGTAACTGAGCGCACACATGCCGCTGTTCGTACCGTTGAAAGTGACCCCTGTATCGACCATCTTGACCGACTTGTGGTTGCACTCGAACTGCAGGCGGCGAGGATGGTACGGCAGGTTTTTGTCGGCCCCACGGCGAACCCACAGGTCTGCACCCGGATGCTTGAGAAAAAAGTCCCGCGCACGATGCTCGGCCCAGAGCCTGTCCATCGTGATGCCGACATTGACTTGGCACAGGACAGCCGACTCGTTCACGCCCACCACCCAGCCGTATTCGCGAAAGTCGACGTCAGCGAACTCCTTGAAGCTCCA